CATGACCATCTTCTCCGCTGTGCACTTCCCCTATGGGCATAACATCACCATACACGACCTGCGCTCGGTAATCGAGTATTACCTGCGCGACCGCGACATCTCGCTCGATGAGTTTGCGCTGCGCGTTAAGCATAACGGCGCGACGCAAACTCTGGCCACCTTCAAAGTCCTGTATCTCGAACAGCACTTCACAGGTGACATCGGCGAGTTTTTGCGGAATAATTTCCTCACCACGATGGCAGGGAAACTCACGTCGCCAATGGCTACGGAGTTCCTGCACTTCTTCATCGCGGCCGGCTCGCAAGAGACCGTCCGCTACCAGGTAGTGGCCAGCGTGGACGGCATCGACGGCGGCGAGCCGCGCGTCTATCAACTCACCCAGAACTGCGGCACGTCGAACTACGACCGCGTTCATCGGCTCGAAGTCACCTACGAGGTGATGATGGGGCTTGTCGAAAGTCCGGCGCAGGGCCGACCGCGGGACGCTATCACCATTCACGCCTACAGCGTGCATGCTGGGGCGCGTGCCTTCACATTCTATGTGCAGCCGCACGAGCCGCCGCTCTCGCTCTACTTCCGCAATGCCTTCAACGTCTTTGAGCGGTGTGACCTGCAAGCCGTCACCACGCACAAGCCGAAAGTTGACCGCTCAATCGCCGTCACGAACCGCATTTCCACGTTCTACAACCAGCAGAACGAGAAGGAGTACGAGGTCGAGACTTCCGGCTTGACAGTCGAGCAAGCCAAGTGGATTGAGCAGCTGTTCTACTCGCACGACGTGAGGATGGCCACCAAGCGAGAGGATTATTCCGAGGAGACCTACGGCTCCTACAATCCCACCTATATGCCGCAGATACTTATTACCGACTTCAACTGCGAGATCCACGACCGCGACGGCGAACTTAACTCCGTCAAGTTCACCTATCAGTATGCAGACAGGCGCACCTACCTGCAAACTGATTACCTCTCCGTGGACCACGACAGGATTTTCACTTCACCCTATAATCCCACCTACAACTGATGGCACAATCAATACACATATCCACGCTACGCAAGATGCTTAAGGCCGGCGACCCCGTCGACCTCAAGCTCTGGACCAAATCGGGAGAGATCCAGGAATGGCGAAATTGCATTCCGCTCCGCTACAATTTCTACAAGGGAACGCAACAGTTCAAGCTGCTCAACTCCGGGCAAATTCGCCAGGCACGAATTTGCTGCATTTTCTCTGTCAATAATCTCGAAATATTCCTATAACGACAATGGACGAACTTAATTTCAATTCGGTTGAGACCGTGCCCAACCTCAACGCCTCGGCGGCGTTTCAGGTGGACTCGGGCAAGGTATTCAAAGAGGATGTCGATATGGTGCCAACCATCATCGACAAGTCGCTGTCCTATATGCCGTGGGGCGGCGACAACATGATGCCCTATAATATCCTCAAACTGATTGAGGACGATGAGACGCTTTCCACTTGCCAGCAGTTCAATGCCGAAGTGTGCTACGGCAGCGGCTTGAAGTACGACACCGAGGCGTGCAACGCTACCGTCAAGCAGCAGGTCGAGGACTTCCTGCTCGACAACGCGCTGCCCAGTTATTTCCTCGGAGTCTGCCAGGACTTCAAGCACTTCGCCTTTTGTGTCTCGGTGATCATACTGAACACCGAGGGCACAAGGATTGTGCGCTTGCTCCGCAAGGAGGCTTGCTACTGCCGACTTTCCCCTGCGGACAAAGACGGCGCAATCCGCTCAATCCTCTATGCCAACTGGCGCCAGTCCGTAGCACGCCCTGAGGACATTGAGGTAATAGACTTGCTCGACATCAACACGCCGTGGCGCGACCTCGCCATCCGGCTCGGACGCATCCCCGGCGATGACGGGCGGAAACGGGTCCGCACCAAGTCGCGCAAGTTCGCCGTGCTGACACGTGTTCCCACACCCGACAGCACGTATTACCCGATTCCGTACTACGCCGCACTTTTCAAAGGCAAGTGGTACAACATCAAGCAGCTCATCGGTATGGCGAAGGAGGCCAAGCTCAAGAACAACGCCCCCATCAAGTATCAAATCGAGATCTCCAACAAATATTGGGATTCGATTTTCAAGGCCGAGGGCATCACCGACCGCCACCAGCAGCAGAAGCGCATCGTCCGCGAGAAACAGCAGATCCTCGACTTCCTCACCGGCGTTGAGAACGCTGGCAAGGTGTGGTTCTCCACATTCTATGTGGCTCCAACAGGCGAGGTGCAGCACGAGGTCGTCATCAACAAGATTGACTCCGACACCAAAGAGGGTGGCGACTGGAGCACCGACATTCAGGAGGCCGTGAACATGGTCTGCTTCACCATGCGCGTACACTCGAACCTCGTGGGTTCAGTGCCCGGCAAGACGCAGACCAACAACAGCGGCAGCGACAAACGCGAGCTTTACACCATCGCCCAGGCCCTGCAAAAGCCCTATCATGACCTGCTTTTCACCGTCCACCGAATGATCATCCGCTTCAACGGCTGGCAGGGCTGCAAAGTCGATGTGCCGTTCATACAACTCACGACACTCGACGAGCACTTGGATGCAAAAAGTGTAACCATCAATTCCGATAACAATGGCAACAAGACTGATAACAAATGACGAGCAGTTGCGCAGATACCTGCCCAACGCTTTCGCCACGGCGCAGGGCGAAACGCCTTTCTTTGACCGTGTGCTGCCGTGGCTCCGGACCGCCGAGCGGTGGCTGTTCATACGGTTCGTCGGTGACGAATACGCCGACACCTTCCTCACGCTCGACCCCGACGAGCCGGTGCGCGTCACCGCCGCTTGCTTCGTGGCGCATGAGGCGATGCGCAATGCGGTGCCAAATCTCGACCTGGTGCTCACGCCCAATGGCTTCGGCATTGTGAGCAACCAGAACGTGGCACCGGCAAGCCGTGACCGGGTGGCACGGCTCATCGCCTCGCTCGAAGCCAGCCGGGACGACTGCATCGAGCAGCTGGTGGCGTACCTGTTCCGCATCACGGAATGGTACGACACCACCATTCGCCGATGGTTCACCGCCACGCTGTTCCCATTTATCGACCTCGCCAACCTCTGCGGCTTCACCGATCATCGGTGGGCGAACTACTTAGGCTTGCGCACTAAAGCCATCGACATTGAGCAGCGCATCGCCGAGGAATATGTGTCGCCGGAACAACTCGCCGTGTTCCGTGACGAGGTGTTCGCAATGTCGTGGGACTTCTCGCTCACGCAGCGAAGCCACGCCCAAGTCATCGAGCGGTTACGCTCGGTCGTGGTGGCGGCACTGCAGGGCAACGCCCTGAACGTGCCGTCGCTGCGCGACATCGTGGACTTCATGCGTAAGCACGATGCCCAGTTCCCCGAGTTCCGACACTCCGCCACCTACAAACTCTTTGAACCGCCCATCTTTGAGAATAAAAAACAAGCGCATGGCTACTTCTTCTGATTTACCCGTGGTCAACATCGACCTCAAACTTCCCACAGGATGGGAAGTTTTGACCGACAAGCAACTTCGGTACGTTTTCGCCTTGCTGTCGCAGGGCTTCACCGCAACCGAAGTCAAAGCCTATTGCCTGTGCCGCTGGGCAGGGTTGAAAATCCTGCACCGCTACGGCAATAACGGCTGGGCTTGTCGGCATGGAAAGCAAGAGTTCATTCTCACTGCCGAGCAGGTGGAACGAGCCACCCATGCGCTCGGCTGGCTCGACAATGTGCCGACTATGCCGGTCCGCATCGCACGGATCGGCTGGCACCGAGCCGTGCCGGCGGACTTCGAGGGTGTGCCGTTTGAGACGTTCATCGTCTGCGATAACCTCTATCAAGGTTATCTCTCGACACGGCAGGACAACTTGCTCGATGAACTGGCGGCACACCTCTACGACACACAGCGCATCAAACTCACTGCCGCAGAGCGCGTCAGCGTGTTCTACTGGTTCGCCTCGCTCAAAGGTTTTCTCGCCAAAGTGTTCAAGCACTTCTTTCAGCCGGCCGGCAACGCAAGCGGTGCCGACGGCAATATGATTGAGCACGGCGGTTCACAGTATGAAATGCTGCAAAACGCCGTCAACGCTCAAATTCGTGCCCTCACTAAAGGCGATATCACCAAAGAGAAAGAAGTGCTCTCGCTCGACACTTGGCGGGCACTCACCGAACTGGATGCGCAAGCACGCGAGTATGAAGAACTAAATCGTAAATTCCCAACGAAATGATCAATCTGTTTCCCGATGGTCGCTGGGACGCGACCGAGTTTTTTGAACACCTCACAGCAACCAACCGCCTCGCAAAAAGTGAACACTTCACCTTTTGCCGGGTCAGCGGTCTGGACGGGTTCGAAGAAGCGCTTGACAATATGCAGCAGTCGCTGGCATTTGTCTGCGTAAGCGACATCGCCAACGGCTTCACCGAGCTGAACAACACACCGCGAACTCGCCGTGTGAAAACAGTGTTCATGGCGATGCGCCACAAGATTGATGACATGAAGGCTCGCAACACCTGCATGGACACCATGCGCGAGTTGTTCCGCCAGTTCATGTCGCTGCTCATTTTGGAGAAAACCAAACTTGAGCAGCAGTGCATCTACCTCGACCCGAGAATATCGTTCAACGAGATTGACCGATATTTCTTCTCGGGCTGCGCCTGCGCTTTCTTCCAAATCGCCGTCGATGTCTATACTGACCTGCGCTACAATCCTACAGAGTGGGATTGATGTCGTTACTCGTTAATCTTTACTCGTTACTCCATGAGCGCAGCGAATAGCCAGAACATCACCGAGCAACAAGCCCTTGAACAGCGACAAAAGTTCGTCAACGGCTTCAATGACACCATGCTGAAGATTTGGCAAGAGCAAATCACGCTGCTGGGTGTCATCGACACCGGCGCACTGCTTGCATCGCCAAAGGCGTTCCCCGTGCGTGCCGACGGACGCTTTTTCGAGGTGGGCCTCTCACAAGCCTTCCTTGAATATGGCTTGTGGCAGGACTACGGCACCGGTCGAGAAACGCCTCGTGGCAACTCCGGCGATCTCGGCCGTGCCAAAAAGCGCAAACGCCGCCGCTGGTTCTCGCGAAAGTATTACGCTTCGGTCATGCGAATCAAAGAGTTCTATGAAGATAACATCGGCAAGACTTTCACAGGCATTTTGAGCAACGCACTCAATAAAAATTTCGGACGAAATCTCTAAAAAAGCGAAGCCAACGGCCTCGCTTTTCTATTCGCTAAATTGGAATTTAACTTATACTAAAGTACCCTCGTCTTATAAGTGTTATAATGATTTTTCTATTCTTTTCATTTCTTCTTTCAGATATTTCTTCAGGCACTTGGCTATTTCGG